TTTGATCTCCTCCGATAATAAGTAAAAAATAGGTAATTGTTTACCTATATCATATCAGATACAATTATACTTGTAAATAGCAAATAGTTAATTAGATAAAATGAATTAGAGGTGAAATTTATGAGAAAAACAAACGAAAATAATGCATCATTCAATGATTTAACAGTGGATACTGCTGGGCTTCAAGCGTTGATGCATGCAGGGATTAAAACAGCAACAGAAATTGGCACAGCGGCAGGCGCTAAGATTTATGTTGGAAGACGTGTTTTATGGAATGTAGCAAAAATCAGAAAGTATCTGGATGAGATTTCAGAATAAGGCGGTGATTCTATGGGAGTATATGAAAACCTGCTGCCGGGGAAAGAAAACGCACTGACACCGGAGTACCTTACTGTGAAATGTCACTTTTCCAGTGTCCGAATGTTGCAAAAGCAGATTGAGATGGAGCGCAGATCAGGAAAAGTAATCTTATCGAGCGCCACGAGGCCAGGAGGCTACTACCTTCCGGCAGCAGGAGACACAATGGAAATCCGAAAATTTATTCGTACTTTAGAGAATAGAGGTGAAAATACATTGAAAACTCTGGAAAGTGCAAGAGAGTTGTTGAAGGAATTGGAGGAACAGTAATGTGGCAAATCCGCAGATTGAAAATGGTTATACAGCAGTAGCAAATGAAATATTGGATAATCTTTATAAACTTTCACTTAACGGGACAGAATTAAAAGTTATTAGTTGTATCTTCCGCTATACATTTGGATTTCATAGAAAATCACATAAACTGTCAGCATCTTTTATAGCCAGATGGGGGAATTGTGATTTAAGAGCCGTAAAGAGAGCATTAAAGAAACTTCAGCGAGACAGAATTATTATTTGTATCAATTCTGAACAGAGAGGTGTTACCGCAGAATTAATGTTTAACAAGAATTATGAGCAATGGTGTACTGGTGGTCAAAATGTCACTGGTGGTCAAAATGTCACTGGGGTAGTGGTCAAAATGTCACCGGAACCGGTGGTCAAAATGACACACAAGAAAATAAAAAAAGAAAATAAAAATATAAATAAAAAATATTATGATGATTTCTTCGAAAAAGTCTGGAGAACATATCCACGGAAGCTGGGGAAATCGGCCGTGACACAAAAGGCTAAAAAGGAACTGTATGAAGCAGGAGAAGAGGTTGTTCTTGGAGCTGTTAATTCATACATAGCGGAGATACAGGAAAATGGAACAGCAGAAAGATATATCATGTATGGATCCACATTTTTTAATAGCAGATGGCGTGACTATGCCAAAGAACCAGAACCATGTGTTGAAGTTACGGCGGAAGAACCGGAGGAGAAGCCTATTGATTTATGGAGTGAGGGATAATGGAATATTATGAATTCAAGAAAGAAGATGCCTATGAATTTGCCAGAGTCTCTGGAATCCAATCTAAGCAGAGAGGGGATGAACTTCAGCTTCTGTCCTGCCCGTATTGCAGAGGTGGAAAAAATGGAGACAAAGGGACATTTTCTATTAGCTTGGTTACCGGACAGTTTAAATGTCTCAGGTCCTCCTGTTCTGTTTCGGGAAATATGGTTACGCTTGCCAGAGACTTTGATTATTTCAGTTTAGGAAAAGACATAGATGCGTATTACCGAACGGGAAAACAGAAAAGATTTCGGCAGTTTAAGAAGATGGAGCCTATAAAGCCTAAGCCGGAAGCTGTTACATATCTGGAAAGCAGAAAAATCACTGCTGCTACAGCAGAAAAATATCATATTACGGTTCAGAGTAAACATGAGAATATTCTGGTATTCCCTTTCTTGGATGAAAAAGGAGATATGCAGTTTATAAAATACCGAAAAACAGACTTTAATCCGACAGTGGACAAGGGGAAAGAATGGTGTGAAGCAAACTGTAAACCTATCTTGTTTGGAATGTATCAGTGTAATCTGGACAATAAAACCCTGATACTCACAGAGGGACAACTTGACAGCTTATCAGTTACGGAATCTGGAATAGAAAATGCAGTTTCTGTTCCCTTTGGGAAAAATGGTTTTACATGGATCCCTTATTGCTGGGACTGGATGCAAAATTTTGATACGTTAATTGTGTTCGGGGATTGTGAAAACGGGATAATTACTCTTTTGGATGAAATGAGAAAGCGATTTAGGGGAACTGTTAAGGCAGTTCAGCGACAGGACTATAGAGGGTGCAAAGATGCTAATGAGTTATTATGCAAATATGGAAAAGACGCAGTTCGTAGGGCAGTTGAGCAGGCGAAAACAGTATTAATTGATCGAGTGATAGAAATTGCCGATATTAAGGCAGTGGACTTATTTTCACTTCCGAAGATATCAACAGGAATTAAAGGAATTGATAAGGTTCTCTCAGGTGGAATTTATTTAGGGCAAACAGCAATCTTAACAGGTAAAAGAGGTGATGGTAAAAGTACACTTGGTTCTCAGATATTAGCAAACGCACTTAACGATGGAAAAGCTGTTTTTGCGTATTCTGGGGAGTTGCCGGATTATTTCTTTAAGCGTTGGTTGGATTTTCAGATTGCAGGACAGCATAATGTGATTGACCGTGCGGGCGAAGCTGGATTCGTAAATTATTTTATTCCAGATAGTAAGGTTTACGAAATCTCTGAATGGTATCGCGGACGGGCATATCTATTTGATAATCAGTCAACAGAAGATAGTGAGCTTGATTATTTGCTTATTGCCATTGAAAAAACAATACAGCAATATGGGATTCAATTGGTATTGTTGGATAACCTGATGACGGCACTTGATATCGGATTAGATATAGATTTATACCGTGCTCAAAGTAAATTTGTTGATAAACTGGTTAAAATTGCCAAGAACTATAATGTTGCGGTAATTTTAGTCGTTCATCCCCGGAAAAATAGTCTTGGAGCTGATGATAACGATGTTGTTAGCGGAAGTTCAGATATTACAAATAAAGTCGATGTTGTAATGACCTACAAGCGAGATAAGAGCCTGCCAGATAACGAACGATTGTTAATAATCTCAAAAAACCGTTTAACAGGAAGGTTGGCCTTGGGAGAAAAAGCAATTAAACTTTATTATGACGAAGCATCAAAACGTATAAGTGATAATTGTGAAGAATTTAGAAAACCTTATGGGTGGGAAACAGATCAGGACGGTTTTGTACCAGTGGATTCAATAAAGCAAATGGAAATCCCATTTTGTGATTAATAGAAAATGAATTTTATAGGCGGTAATCCGCCAGAAAGGGAAAAATATATGTCAAAAAAATTAAAGAAACAGTCAGTATATTCAGTAGCTGATTTAGAAAGTTTGAAAGGATTTACAGTAGATGAAGTGAAATCAGATTCAAGGGGGCTGAATGTAACTATGAAGCTTGTAAATAAAGCAGGAAACGTTATAAAAATATATGTTGATTCAGTTTTGTTTGGAGCTGAATTAGTGAAATATACAGAGGAGTAACTTAATCATAGGGGAAACGATAATTATAGGCGGTAATCCGCCGGAAAGGATACTAATCATGAAAATAATGACACAGGATAAAACACGAGTTTTAAATTTTAAAATGACGTATATCAGTTATGTAAGTAAGAACCGTATTTGTGAGAGTGATTTTGGTATTGCGGAATATGCAAGTCCAGAACGCGCAAAAGAAGTGTTGAATGATATGTTTCAAAAGTATGCAGCAGGAGAAAAAGCGTATATCATGCCGGAGGAGTAAAGTGGATAATACAAAGGAATTAAAGCCGATTTATGACATATTCACTGCTGCCTGGCGGGCATACAGGGAACACTATCCGCCGAGAAATCCGCAGGATGATACATACTGGTCAAAGCTGGTAGATGATCTTCACAAAATAGAATCACAGCATAATTGCCAGTTGTGCCGGGATATCTTGTGCAATGTTGCGTCAGATCTGGAGCGCAAAGCAAAAGTCCTGTATCAGTCAAAGTAACTGACGCAGGACCGTATAAAAGGGGTGAGTCTTTCTGTAAGCTATTATACCACAAACAGGACAGGAGGACTCTATACCAATGAGCATCAGAAAAATGAAATTGAAAGATTATGGGATTACGCCGGGACGGGCAGCAGAACTCAAAGAAATGGTAAAAGATAAACAGTATTATTCTTTAATGATTGAAGCATGCAACAGAGCAAATGACTTTCTTGCCTCGCATCTGGCAAAGAGTTTTACAGAAAGCGTGGGATATCGCCAGATATTCAAAAACAGCAATTCATGTGAACTTCCATGCACTGAAAATGATTTTTATGGTTATAAGCGGAAAGCACTTCATGAATTTGATTTGCTGGTGAAATCAGTAGATCTGTAGTGGATGATACTGGCAGAACCTGACAAAACCCCACATATCAGTCTATATGGGAAGAACTTAACAAAACTTAACATTTTGCCTATATAACAATCATCAGTGGGATGCTGGTAAAGTTGAATCAGGTTGCTAAGAAATGCTAAGGTTTTTGTATATATAGCTGAAAACCTTGATGAAACTTGTTTTTCTTATGCAGAGAACATGACAAAACCGTCTGTTTCTCTGTATAGGGAATACATCTTGGAAAAACGTGGAACCTGATTATACATAGCTGATAAATAGGGCTGCAAATAGTTGCATTTCTGTATATATAGTCGAAATGTTTAGTATTTTTTAGTACTTTGACTGCCTAATAAAACTTAGTATTTTGGCTCATATAGGAGAATGTTTTCTATGAAAACTTCAGAAAACCTCATATATTTTTCTGTATAGATCATGGAACCTAACAAAAGCTAACATTTTTGTATGTATAGGTAAAACCTAAAAAAAACTTATATTTTGCGGATATAAGAGCGCAGAACTTAAGAAAACTTAATATTTTTCGGTATATAACTGGATGAACGAATTACAGATTTTTAATTCAGGGGAGTTCGGAGATATCCGAACAATAACTATTGATAATGAACCTTGGTTTGTCGGAATTGATGTAGCGAAATCATTAGGATACGCAAATCCTAAGAATGCAGTTCCTAAACATGTCAGTGAAGAAGATAAGCTGAATACCCAAATTGAGTACGCAGGTCAGAGACGCGAAGTAACGATTATCAACGAATCCGGCCTCTACTCTCTCATCTTCGGGAGCAAACTTGAATCAGCTAAGAGATTCAAACGCTGGGTAACAAGCGAGGTTCTTCCAACAATTCGCAAGACAGGTTCCTATAAACCGATGACCATCGCAGAACAGATTCAGTTGCTGGTATTCAGAATTTGTTGACACGATAACGCGCGCGAATAAATTTTGTAACGCGATACGTGCACGAAAAGAATTTAATGACACGATATATGCGGGAGAGTATTCGGAGATTTCGGAGTTCTTAAAAGTCTGGTACATGATTCCAGAATGAACTTCGAACGAACTTCGAGAAAAATACATCTCAGATGTTATTGAACTCCGAGCGAACTCCGAGAAATGACCTTTTAAGTGTAACCGAACAAAGAGCGAACAGAGAGAAATTAAACAACAGACGAACAAAACAAAAAGGAGATTTTTATGAATGGATGTAATGAAAATGCAATTGAATTTATGACTAATGGTACCAAAGCAACATTGACATTCTCTCAGGGCCGGTATAAATCTGTAATCCGCAAGCTGGCAGAGAAACATCCTGATGATTGCCAGATCATTGCTGATAATGAGGACGGAAGTATTTGTGCTCATGTTCCGGTAGCTTGGATCCGGATTTCTCCTCCGAAACAGTATACAGAGGAACAGCGTCAGCAGATGGGAGAACGGATGAGACGTAATGTATCTGAAAATAAAGGAGTACAGGAATAAAACGGAGTAAAAAACAATTGCAATGTAACTAAGGTAAAGTTGTAAGGGTAAAGGAAGAAAAAGGCTAAATGAGCCGATAAAACAGTAGAAAGCTTATATGGGTATTTAATAAAAATCCTGCTGCCGAACCTACGGTTCAATAAAAAGCCTATTATGAGAAATACGGTCATTTGCGGTCAGGTGTTATTACTGATTTTTCAGTATTGTTCTGATTGAAGCGGTGAGGAAGCGGTGAAAAGTTATAAAAAGGGGTATCCGCTATTTTGAGGATTCCTGTTATTGATAATGAAGCCGCAGGAAAGCCGCATAAAGCCGTGAGAAATGGAATTAAAGCGGCGAGAACTCGGAGTGTTCGAACAGGCGAGGAACAAGCGAGAATATCAGATTGAATTGCGATCTTTGCGAAAGGCCAGTTGCCTTTGAACTGTCGATGAACAGTCGAAATAACAAAAAACGCTCAAAAGTGGTAGAGAGCTGTTCTCGCAAAATGTGAGATAATATATGTATCACGATAGGACAGGAGATGATGTATGTGATTTTACTTAACATGTTGATGTTGATTGCAGTCATGGAATTAGCAGCTATTTATGATGCGGTAAGGGGGAAAGACAATGAGACGTATCAGAATGAAGAAAAGTAGAAAATATGAACAGGACAAACTTCAGGCGGCAATAAATGCTTCTGCCAGACGGGCACTTGATGATTTGGAGAAGTCATCGGGAATGCTTTCTGTAACGATTGAAGCATTAAGACAGGGTCTTCCAGAGATGGCAGAAAAATACAGAAAAATTGCACAGGATTACAAAGAACTTCGGAAACTTGAAAAAGAACTTCAAAAATATGAGGGAGAGGCGATAAGTAATGGCAGAGAAGATAACATTTAATACAGGTGCTAAGAACTATGAGATTGTAGATCAGGATGGGAATGAGCTGGGAGTATTCCGGTTTATTCCTACAGATGTTGGAATCTTAAACAGATATAAAGAGACAGCAGCGTTTTTCGCAAGTGTAGGTGACAAAATAAAAGGGGAGGATCTGGAAGAGATTCTTCCTGAGCTGGAGAAAGAAGCTGGGGAAAAGATAGATTTCCTGTTTGGTGCTCCTGTATCGGAGAACTTCTTTGAAATTACTCATCCGTTTACAATTCTGGAAGATGGACAGACATTTGCCGAACAGATTATCACTGTAATTGGCGGAATCATTGAAAAGGAATTAGCTGAAAGAGAAAAGAAGCAGCAGGAACGGATTGACAAATATGTTGCTAAATACACGAAAGAAGACGAAGCAAAATAAGAAAATGCGGGCTGTTCTGGAAACAGGATAGCCCTAATTTATAACTCGGTACTGGTAATTGGGAACTGGTACCCTGACCTCAAATAGTTGGGAGGTAGATAATATGGCAGCTGATGGATCAATCATCATTGATACCAGGATTCAGACAGAAGGTCTTTCAAAAGGCTTAAGTACAATCAAGGCAGGAATGACAAGAATTACTGCTCAGGTATCAAAAATGGGAGAAACAGCAAAAAATTCATTTCAAAGGCAGATTGCAACAGTTAACAGCCTTTATCAAAGCTATGAAAAGCAGGAAAGAAAAGTTGCTGAATTAAAATCTAAACTGGATGAGCTGGGTAAAAGCAAAATAGAAACAGAAGAATACAAGCAGATTTCGGATCAGATCAAGGCTCTTGAGACAGACTTTGGAAAAATAGAATCTAAACAGCGTGAATGGATTGATATGGGATTTCCAGTTGATTCTGGGCCTGTTAAAGAACTAGATAAGCAGTTGGATGAAATATGGGCAGACATGGAGAGACTGCAGAACAAACAGAAGGAGATGCAGGTATCCGGCAGTGCGTACATAGATCCTAAATCGACAGATGCCTATAAAAATACATTGCAGAAGTACGATGAGGAATCACAGAAGCTGGAACGTACAAACGGAAGGCTGTATTCTTCATACAATAATCTAAAGAAAAAAGTAGAGGAATATCAAAAAAAGAACAATAAGCTTGTTCTGGCAATGCAGAATCTACAGAAAGCTGCTGCACGTGTAGGTGCAGTCATGAAGAACATTGGCTCTGCTTTAAAGAGCGCAGGGTCAGCCGTAAAAAGCATGGTCTCTGCCATGAAAAAAGCAGTGGAATCTATGCTTAATTTCGATAAGCAGACAAAACGCTCCAAGGCAGGTCTGGGCAAGATGCTGGGAATGTCACTATTGTTTTCGGGCATGTTCCGGGCTATAAATGCTGTTGGTGACGGAGTAAAGACGGGAATTCAGAATCTTGCTAAGTATTCTAATACTGCAAACACAGCAATGTCTTCATTGATGTCCAGTATGACAAGATTAAAGAATTCTTTTGCAACAGCATTTGCGCCAATATTGGCAACGGTTGCACCGATTCTTGTTAAGTTTATTAACCTTATGTCAGATGCGGTTACTCGTGTAGGTATGCTGATTGCAGCATTAACTGGGCAAAAAACTTTTACAAAAGCAATAGGCGTTCAGGAAGATTATGCTGCCAGTTTGGATAAGACAGCAGATAGCGCTAAGAAAGCCGCAAAGGAAATAAAAGGCTATCTTAGCCCGATTGATGAACTTAATAGATATGATGATGGCGTAAACAGTGCAGGGACAATCGGCGGGAACAAATATACTGGCCCATCTGCTGGTGATATGTTTGAAGAAGTTCCTATCACAAGTTCTATAAAGGGAATTGCTGATAAGATCCGAAAGCTCATTAAAAAAGAGGACTGGGAAGGACTGGGGGCTTATATTGCCAGTGGCATTAATAAAGGCCTGCAGAAAATTTATGATGTGATTAACTGGAGCAATGTTGGACCCAAGATTACAAAATTCTGTGATGCTTTTACAAGAACATTTAATAGCCTGGTTGATCATATTGATTGGGATTTGTTAGGACGTACTGTAGGGGCTGGGATTAATACCCTTGTGAATACCCTGAATCTTCTGATTACAGGAATAAATTGGAAGAATCTTGGAAAGAAATTTGCAGAAGGTATTACCGGTCTGGTTCATGAGGTAAACTGGAATAATCTTGGACAGCTGCTTGGCAACATGTTCATGATTTCCTGGAAGATATTCAGCGGATTTGTTCATAATCTTCCTTATGCTGATATTGGAAAGGCGGTTGCGGATGCACTGAACGGTGTTTTTTCGACTGTTTCATTTTCAGAGATAGGAGATACACTTGCTACTGGATTGAATGGTGCGTTTACAACTCTTTACAATTTTGTTGTCAATTTCAACTGGAAACAGATGGTTGATAATATTGCGGGCGGAATCAATACTTTTGTATCAAAATTTGATTGGAAAGGCAATGGACAGAAACTGGAAATATTCCTGAACAATTTATGTACTTCTTTGGTTGAACTGGCTCAAAAAACAAATTGGGAAGAAGTAGGGAAAGGAATAGGGACATTCTTAAGCCAGATTGATTGGAGCAAACATCTGTGGCAGGTCATTGAAGCAATCAAAACAACGATTGGAGGTCTGTTTGATGGGTTGGAAGAAGGTGGCACAGCCGGTAAAATAGCAGCTTTTCTCGGAAAAGCATTTATTGCTGTAAAGATTGCGGATATAACAGGGATTGGCAGTCTGGTAAAGTTGCTGATTGGAGCAATAGGAAAGAAGATAATCGGATCTGAAGCAGTAGCGGCTCTTTCTGGAAGCCTGACATCTGTACTGGGAAAAGCTGCCAGTGCGGCAGCGGGCGGATTTACTTCCCTTGCTTCATCTCTTGCCCCATTGGTAGGAACAGCGGGATTGATCGCAGCGGTAGCTACGGCGGCAATTGTAGGAACAGAAAAGCTGGCAGGATTTATAGAAACCTTACAGGGGGGAAACGGTGTTCTGACACGGGCGGGCGGATATCTGCATGATTATGCTGGGGCAATGAGTTCCTCGAATGTAATAACCCAAAAGCAGGCAGAAGACCTCTGGAAGTTGATTGAAGCCGATGAAAGTGCGGGAAAATCCAATGCTGAAATGTATGACAGTTTTATCCATAAGTTGGCAGAATATGGCATATCTGCTGAGCAGGCGAAAGCAATACTTGAACAATATGGTGCTCAGGCAGGCGTAACAGGTACCTTCGTAGAAGATATGACCAATAAAGTGCTGGCATTGGGACAGGGATTCTCTGAAAGTGCAGGACAGATTGATCTCTCTTCGCTGAGCGCGAAAGAAGCAATTAGTGTTTTATCGGACACTCTTTATACATTAAGCCTGAAAGGGAATGAATTTAGCGGAACCTATCAGGGAGTCAGAAGCCAGCTTCAGGACACTGGCGGAAGTGCCAAGAGTGCGCAGGATGCTTTGAACATGGTTTACACTGCTTTGAAGAATGCAGGTGTACCACTGGATGATCTGAATGCAGCATTAGGGGCAGAGTTTCCGGCTGCAACTACGGCGGTTACTACAGCGGTAGATACCAATATTGTCGGAGCGCAGGAGAAGATTTCTTCATCAATAAAGACTGCTCAGACTGATGTGGAAGAGGCTACAGCCGGAATTAAGTCCAGTACAGAAGAAAATTTTGCAGGAGTAAATGATTCTACAGTGCTTAACTGGGGAAATTCTGCAAAAGAAGTGAAAACGAATGTACGAGCCATGAAGATACAGGCCAACTTAAGCCTTGGTGAGATGACCAAAGGTGTTAAGAGTCAATTCCAGAGTCAGTATAACATCATGACAAGAAAATGGAAAAACGCCAGTGACGAAATCAATAGGACGGTTGGAGGTATGTCAGGCTCGATTGACAAAAGTCTTTCTTCCTTAGTTGGCAAAGTAGAAAGCTATGGATCCAGAATGGAAAGTGGTCTTTCCGGAGCAATATCCAGGGCGGCAGATAGAATCAGCACTACATTGAATAATATTATATCTAAAGTAAACGGTATGATTAATAACATAAACAGTGCAATCTCGGGAATTGAAAGAGGCTTTACGTTTTCATATAATGTACAACTTCCTAATGGCGGACGCCGATGGGGAAATTATTTCATGAACCTTCCAAGAGTAAACTCAGTTCCGTATCTGGCCAGTGGCGCAGTTGTTCCGCCAAGGTCAGAATTCCTTGCGGTATTAGGCGACCAGAAAAAAGGCAATAACTTGGAAGCACCGGAAAGCCTGTTGCGTCAGATCGTCCGGGAAGAGTCGGGAAAAGGGCAGGGAGATGGAAATACCTACAATGTTACAGTCAATGCATCTGGCAGAAAATTGTTAGATATTATCATTAGCGAAGCTGAAATGAGAAGAAACCGAAACGGGAAGAACCCATTTGAGTTAGCATAAAGAAAAATGGGGCACAGGAACAACTTAAAGCGGAGCAAAGAAAGGAAGAAATTATGCGAACCAGAGAAGCAACTTATACAGATTATGGATTTAAAAAGGGAGAGGAAAAACAGCTGAAGCAGTATTGTCTGGATCTGGAACTGCCGGACAAGCTTCTGCTGTTACAATGTGCGCATGAATGCAATCCTATGGTTGAGGATGATCTCTTCTACAGTATATCCAAGGGCGTGGCATTTCAGGTCCTTGCCAGAAAAGGGATTGATCAGAATTACAAATGCCATGCAGATGTTTATGGATACAAACGAAAAACACTGGCATTATTCAGATCTGCACTACAGGCATGCGGAAGATATCCATTTTAGCAATAGAATGGAAAATTAGGTGAAAATATTACGGTACTGTAAGGATATGGGGCTGTATATAATACGCGCGAATGGATAACGAAGCGTGAGGGAAGCGTGAGAAACAGCATTATGATGGAAAATGATGGTGTTTTAGCATATATAGCCGAAAAGCAATAACATATTTACTCATGGTTGTTGAGAAATGTTGAGATTTTTTATATGTAGCCCCATAACAGTACAGTTATTTCCGAAATAGAACTTGAAAAAACTTGAAGCATTGGCTTATATAGCTCGGAAAATAATTGCAGAGCGGAAAGGAGCGTTGTTATAGACGATTTAGTATATCTTAAAAATGAACAAGCAGTATGTGATAGTTTACAGGTAGCGGAGAAATTTGGAAAAAGGCATTCAGATGTCATTAGAGCAATAGAGAATTTATTGGCAAATGACTCAACGCAAAATTGCGTTCAGTGCATCAAGCCATCTAAGTATAAAGATGCTTCCGGAAAATATAATAAAAAGTATTTGTTGAATAAAGATGGCTTTGTGTTCCTGGCATTTGGTTTTACTGGAAAAGAAGCGGATGCCTGGAAATGGAAGTATATTGATGCGTTCAACCGGATGGAAAGACTTGTTTATGAAAAGAATACTGCTGCTTATCAGATAGCAGATCAGGAAGAGAGAACCACCAGAAGAGCAGAGACGGATGTTATCAAGGAATTTGTGGAATATGCCAAAGCGCAGGGAAGCACTCACGCAGAGCACTATTACAGCAATTATACCAGACTGGCATATAAGAGTGTAGGAATCACTGACAAGACAACTGCTGCCGGAAGTCAGTTAGATGACTTATCATTGATGGAACATCTGATAGCGCATACTTTAAGAGCTGGCATGGCAGCAGGACGTAATTACAAAGATATTTACCAGGACTGCAAGAATCGACTGGAAGCTATGCGGTATTTACAGTGTACGGCGTGA